TCGATGTCAGCCATATCGATAACCTTAACTTCGTTAGCGTCACTCGTCAAACCTGTGCCGAAGAAAAGATTTGACTTTTCAGCAGCTACCATTTTGTCGCTTGCTAATCCATTTGCCAAGAAAAGATTAATTCCGTCAAATTTAAGACCTCCGTTGTTGTACCACATTGTCCCTTTATTATCGACTCCGTTAGCACCTCTGCCTCCTACATTTTCTGTACCTGCAACATTTTGTACTGCACCAAATCCTCCTAATGCACGTACATATGCGTAAAATACATTAGATGGTACATAGATGTTTAAGTCATCCTGTGGTTTTACTGTATTAGGAATAGCATCTACTACTTTTCCTAACTCATCAATTACGTTTGCAGCAGTCACAGTAGTACCTGTTACATCAACAACATCACCATCAGCAGCTAACGTAGTAGCAAATCCATCGAATTGACCACTTGTAGCGTTAGTTCCTGCCCATATATTTGTTTCGATTCTTTGAGCAACTTTGTCTGCAACGTGAGCAATTAAAAAGTCTGCAAAAGATGGAGGAAGATTCTTATATGCAGAATATCCCATCTGTATTGATTCCCAATCCGATACAAAATCTTTTTTACAAATTTGTAGGTTTACTTGGAACTCTTCTGGTTGTAAGATTCTTTCCGTAAGAGTCAAAGTTGATGTTGGGTCAAAATCACAACTACCATCTTTTAAAATGTCATCCGTTGCAATTTTTTTCATTACTTCCTTAAAAGCAATATTTGGTTTAATAGTAATACCTCCTTGTGAAAGTGTGTTACCAGATAGCAAAGCTGCAGAAATATATTTACCTGCAAATTCTCCTGCGTAAGTAGTAGTAATACTTGTGGTTGTAGCCATTTTTATTTTTATTAATTTGTTATAGTTCTTAAAACTCTATCAAAACTTGTCTCAGTTCTGTTTTGAGCAAAAAGATTCAATTCTTGTTTATTTACTTCTTGTTCTGGATTATGCTTAACCTTTTCAACTTCTGATAGGTCTTGCTTTTCCATTTCTTCTTTTTCTTCTTGCTTTTTCTCAATCATTGATTTTACTTCTTCAATCATTGACTTTAACTCTGCAAGTTCTTCTTTAGTAGCGTAAGCCATTTCCTCTTTGTCTTCAGCCTCTACCTCTACTTCTTCTGCTTCTTCTTCTTTACCAACAGACTTAATAATACCTTCTTCTTCTATTACTAATGTCTCTCCGTCTTCAAGTTTGTAACTTCCAACAGGTAGAGCAACTTTTTCGTCTTCTGTAACAATAAATACATCAGAACCTTCTGTAAAAGACTCAGACTCAATGATAGTACCATTGTCTAATGTAGCTTGTGCTAACTTGACCTCTTCAGAAGCCTCAACTCCTACGAGTTCTTTAATTTTACTTAACATTTCGATAGCTTTCATATATATACAATAGGTTTAAAACTGTGTTGTTGTGTTTTTATTAACACTATATCTTATTTTTAGCATCTTTAATTTCAAATAAAGATTCATCAACCATTTCTTTGTATTGAAATAATATTTTGTTATCTATTCCTAATTCTTTTAATGATGATTCTGCTGATGCAATGTCTTTTTGTTGCACTAATGCAGTTTCAGACGCTAAATTTAACATATCTGTTAGTTGTCTTCTTTGCTTAAAAAATTCAGTTGTTAATGAAATAATTCTATTTTTGTCTTGGGACAATAATTTATGTCTTTGTTTAATGTTATCCATTAACGCTAACTCAACCTTTTCTGACTTTAGTTCAGTTTTACCGAACAATTTCTCGTTTACTATTCTACCTGTATTCATTTAATTTATCTTAGTTATATTACCAATTCCTTGTGCTTGTAGTGAACCATCACAACATTTGCTACTGTATGTATTGTCTTGACATAGACATCCTCTCTTATCTGACTTTGGAGATGTTCTACTCGGTGTTTTAAACTTCTTGTTTCTCATTATTTAAAATCTTTTGCACCTTCCTCATTAATATCAGAGTCTAAATAATAGTTATCACATATTTTAGCTAATCTTTTAAACTCGTTTTCTGCATCTTTCAACCCTAAATCATTTGCTTTTTTGGCATATTCATTAAATTCTTTTGAAAGTTTTAAAAACTGTTCTTTTGATTTTTTAAAAGAATTAGCTGCAGTTATTTTTATTTGTTTTAATGCTTTTTCATACTGCGAAATAGCTTTATTTAATCTATTTTGTAAATCTTGTGCATTTAAATCCACCTTATTTGATGATAAATTTTCAGATAATGGTACACAGTTAGGTACTCTTTTGCCATCTTTCATCTTAAATCCTATCATCTCATATCCTGCTTGACAAGGTTCTTTTAATGATGCCTCTAACAAATCAAGTTCTTTTAATTTAGCACCCGACCATCTAAGAGCTGCTTTCCCTCCCCATAGTAAGTAAGATATAGTACCACAAGCCTCTGTATCTGATTCGTCATAGTATTCTCCTGCTCTGGATAGATAGCTAAACATCCTTTTAATAGTCTCAACAGTAATAGGTTTACCTTGTGCTAATTGTGTTGCACGAACCTTACCTACTTGCGTAGCACATTTATTACCTACCTTCTCGTTTAGTTCTATACCTCTTTTAGCATTGTTTTTAACTGCGTTAGGATAATCTGTATACGACTCTAATTTAGTAGAACTGAGCATATCAGTTAATTCAGCTAATATATCTTCTGCTTCTAACTCTTGATGTGTCTTGCAGGGCATATACCAAGTCTTACCACCAACATCGTGAGTATGTATTCCTTCACAACCTTTTGACTTAGCTACTGCGTATGCTTGTTCAGCAGTATCATAAGCAGTATGACCATCTATTACTTTTTCAGCAAAATTATCTTTAATAGATTCTTTTGGTCTTTCTAACTTGTCTGCAAAATATCCTTCTATACTAAACCCTTTAACCTTACCTGTCTTCACATAGTCATTCCAGACATCATCATTGTAAACCTTCATAGATACCATCCAAGTTCCGATAGGTACATTTAAATCGTAATGTCTTGACTTATCTTTGTCTCCTTCAACTATCCAAGACTCAACAACAGACAAACCCTGTAATGGTACTTGATGTTCTAACGTAGAATTGTTTTGGTTTCCTTTCGCTAAGAATAACTCAGATGCTTTTTTAACTGTGTTTTTAGAGAAATATATGTAGTATTCATTATCACCACTTTTGCGATAAATAGGTTTATTAGGCACTAATGCAGCACCCATAAGAATACGTTTCTCCTTGTCTACTTCAGCTAACTTAAACTCTTGGTTTTTTAGAGCTATAAAGTCTTCTTGTATAGCAGGTGATTCCACAACAGAAATAGCTTCTATACCACTATTGTCATCGTTGTCATCTATGAAGAGTTCTATAATATCCATATATATAACAATTACTCATTGGATTATTTGTAAAAGTTTTATATATTAGTAGAAAATAGAATTATGAAACAAACAACACAAATTACTTTTTACTCCTTTTTAGGTATTATAATATGTATAGCACTTGCTTTTATAGATAAAATCACCTAAAAAATGAAAGAACAAAAGAAATAATACTAATATGGGGGTATTTGACACAGTAATAGTGCCTTGCCCAAAGTGTGGCGAGGAACACGAATTTCAAAGCAAAAGCGGAGAATGTTCTTTACAAGTAGTTAATTTAGATGAATGTCCTGTTAATGTACTTGAAGATGTAAATAGACATTCTCCATATACTTGTGAATGTGGAACTGTTTTTGAAGTAGATTTAAGCACTCGTAAACCCAAGCAAGTAGGATAATTTGCTTTTATAGATAAAATCACCTAAAAACTTTGATTTTTCCGCAGTCTCTTATAGGAGGATTTTATCCTAAACTTGCACCCTCTATTATATTCCTATCCATTTGTTGAGCAGTAGTAACTTCTTCAGATACTACAAATGCTTTTATAGGTGTTTGTTCTTGGTCTGATATTGTTTGTGCTAATTGACTTGTCTGGGATGCTCCTACTACGTTAAATTGAGCAGGTTGTGGAGCAGCAATAGTACCACCACCTCCACCACTTGCTCCCATAGAAGATGCTTGTGATTTAGTAGCAGATACTGCTGACTTAACTGCACTTATAATACCTGCTGCTTGACCAGCAAATGCAATTAATAATGGTATGTTTTGTGGGAAACCAATCTTACTTGTTGCAGAAAAACCTTCTGCTACATTTACTTGAGAAGATGCTGCTCTCAATGTTATCTGTGATAATGTTGCTTTAGCCTCTGCGATTTGTTCTTTAACTCTTATAGCAGTCTTAGCAATAAACAATGCTCTACCTATTTTACTCTCACTTCCTGCTGCGTTTATTACTGCATCTAACCCCTCGTTTACTTGGTTTATTTTTGCTTCTTTTAATTCCTCCTCTATCTCTATTTGCTCTTGTTTATTTTCTAACAGAAAAGTATTTAATTCAGCCTCTGCATCTGCTCTTGCTTGTGTACCTTTTTGATATAAATCTATCTGACCTTGTAATCTTTCTTCCTCTATTATCTTTTCTTCTTCATTTATCTCTCTTAACCTTGTTAATCTTACTACTTCATTAGTCTCTTGCTCTGCATCAAATTGCTTTCTACTTAATGATAACTCACTTTCACTTTCTTGTACAGATTTAATCAAGTCTAACTTCTCTCTGTCCAAAGCTAAATCATTCATCTTTTGCTCTGACCTAAACCCTTCTATCTGTGCTAATACTGCTTCTTTTTCGTTTTGTGCCTCCAGAAGTCTTATTGTGTTTTCTTGACTTTGGTTCTTATCGAACTCAACTTGTGCTGCTTTGATTTGCAAGTCAACTTGCGTTAACATCGCTTTTTCTTGTTCGTCTAATGTTGCTTTTAACTTATTGTTAGCTTCTATTCTTTCATCAATAGTGTTTCTTTCCTCATCTCTTACTTGTCGTAGTTGTTCAGCTTGTCTGTCATATTTTTCTATTAACCCTTGATTTACTACTGCTGCTATCTCTGCTGACTTTGCTAAATTTACATTTTCTGATGCTGACTTAATAGTTTCCTTAATGTAATTACTTGTAGCGTTAGCTGCGTTAGTTACCCCCTCTGTAATTTTGTCTAAAGAACCATCAACACCTGTAAGTACATCTACATATTCTCTACCTGCTAACTTAGCGTCTTCCATAGCACCTTTAAAGTCTCCTTCAAATACTTTTTTTATGGCACTACTCAGAAAACCTAATGTATCTAATGCACTATTAAATCTCTCAATAATGTTGTCTTTAATTGCTTGACCAAAATTCTTCAAAGACTGCACAGGGTCATCAAATATAGATTTAAAATATCCTACAACTTTACCTACATTATTATCTAATAAATTAAAAAAATCGTTAAACGTAATTGATAAAACTTCAAAAGACTTGTTAAAGATATCTGCTACCTTTTGATTTTGGTTAAACAGTTCAGTTAATTTAGCAAATGCAGCAATAGCAATACCAAGACCTGCTGCTTTCAAAGCATTACCTATTCCTCTAATACCCTTAGCAGTCAAACTTGATGACTTCTCTACCTTTTTAAGACTATCAGCAGTATCTTTATTACCTTTAACTATCTCTTCGTTAAGTTTTTTAATCTCTTTTTTTAACTCTTCAATCTCAGATATCGCTTTATCTGTTTTCGCCTCTAACTCAACAGTTACTACTTTTGCCATTTGTCTTTTCTCATTTGTTTTATTAATTCAGAAAACGTTTCTGGATATTTATTTTTTCCTAAAGCAATGTCAATTATATCACTTGAATGTTTTTCTTGACTTGCTAAACTTAATAGTTGTAATATGCTTTTTATCATCTTAACAATCTGTATAACTTGAAACCAATCCAACAGATGAAACCCTTATAGATTGATTTAATCCAAATTGGTCTATCTTGAAGAATTTATCATCGCCATCAAAAGGAATACTTAAACTTTCATTTTCATAAACTATAACACCATTAGCAAAGTTTTCATCAAGGTTGTAAAATATCCTTCGTGTAATAGAAGACAATGCACAAGCATCTAACGCAGTATTAGCTTCAGCACTTATTATTAATTCATTTGCTACCTTAACATCTGTCAATAGTTCTACATTTCCTTTACCTGTGTTTAAATTTATCTTGATGTTATTTATTATGTATCTCTTATCTCTGTATATTATCTTATCTGACAATCTGTAGTCTAATATAAAATTACTTGGAAATACACCATTTAGTCTTGTTATTCGATTCTTAGAACTAAATGCTTTTTGAATGTATGCTTTGTAAAATACGTTAAACAATGTGTTGCTAAAATCAAGGTTATCAGCATAGGCATACTCATTCTGTTCTAAAGAAAAATTAATATTGTTAGAACTCGCTATAGCAGATACTTCTTGACTATTAGATGGGATATGGTAATCATCTATGTCTTGAAAACTTGTACCACTTCTTTCCTGTAGTTCTAAGAATCTTATAGCAGTTCCGTTAAGTCTCTTTATGGGATAAAATAATAATGGTTCACCTACATAAGCTGCTTTATCTTCATTAACTGACCACCCTACCTGTATGGTTGTTACACTATTATCATTAGCATCTAAAAGTCTTTCATACTTCATATGCTCGAACTTAGGTTCTACTTTATATACACCTCCTAAAGCATCATACTTAGTTCCAGACTCATCGCTATTTATGTCATATTCCTCTGTACCCCATCCAACCTTAAATGTTTCCTCGTGGTTTCTTGCTAAAAAAGTCTTTAAACCTTTATAAGCAAAATCAACTTCTCTAAATGGTAGTGATGGTAATACCTCATAATCTAAGTTCAAATTACTTGTTAAATTCCATTCTCTTTGAACTCCATTTAAGCCATTATAAAAGTCATCTAAAGTCTGTACATATATAACACCATCTTTCTCATAAGCAGTTAGATTAAACATCTTAAATAACGATGTAAGAAAGTCTATTACCTTAATATTTGGGATTTGTTGTTGAACTATAAACTTTTGTGTATTGTCAACAGTCATCGTAGATGCTAAATTAATAGTAGCAGTTCCAGAACTACCTCCTATTGGTATAGTAATTAACTGAAAGTCTATATCACTTGATGTAGTAAAATTTAAAGTAGAATTTGACTTTATAAATACTTGATATTCTGCATCTGTGAATGTTGTATCAGAATCTAAATACTGTGCAGTTCCAATATATGGACTTGATGCATCAGCAGCTATAAATGTTTCACTAACGATTGTTCCATTTTTAGCTATTAAGATAGAATACTCATCGGTTGCTACAGAAGAAACCATTGAGATATTAATAGTCAATATCTTTTTTTCAGCAGTTAACTTAAATGTACCACCATCAGATACAACAGTAGAACCACCTGCAAATGTTGTAGTACCTGTGGTGAATGTATCTACTAAAGTTTGTGGTTCAGTATCAAATGCAAATCCTGCTTTTCTGTGTAGCCACATATATAAGTCATAGTAATGACTATTGGTAGAATTAAAAAAGTCAGAAGAAAAAGTTATGTTGTAATGTTCTTCTATTGCTCTTATAATAATATCTAACCTGATAGCATACTTTAACTCTTCGTAGTAAACTCCGTGATAATGTGTATCACCTCCTCCTGAATGTGTAAATAAGTTACCTCCTAATTCGTTTATTCTTCCATCTGTAGAGTAAGGTATTTCTGTTGTAGCACCACTATCATAAAATAATCTTGTGTTAGTTGTTATTAATGGGATTACTAAAGCATCTGTGTAAGAACCAACAGTTATTTTATTTTGCAAACCTGCAAGAACAGTAGCAGCAGTATATACTTGGTCGAATTGACTAAAAAACGTAGTAGCTATGTCACCTAACTTATCGTCTGTAAACAAGTCATTAATATTAACTGTGTTTCCAACAAAACTTATTTTATAAGAATACACTACACCATTCTTAATTGATACAGAATCAAGTTTAATTTTACCTTCTTTAAATGGTGTATTGCTTAATTCTATATTTGCACTTTTTTTTATCCTTGCATCAAAACCATCTGTGATATCAAAGTTGTAGTAGTGTTTAAATATCTTATTGTTACTCTTACTTGCAGGAATAGAAAACGACTTAGTAAACTCCGTGAATACTTTAGCAATATCCCTAATATTTTGAATAGATGAATTAATAGTTACTTGTTCATCATCAAATAAGTCTACTCTGTTACCCTCTATGTATAGTTGCAGTCTTAACATTAAGATATATTATTAATTAAGTTAAATGCGTAATTAAATTGTATTGTAAAATTAACTAACCTATCGTTTAATGATGTCTTATACTTTAAAGAAGAATCCTTAACGTTTATTGGATATATTGTGCTAGAAATAGTTAACCAGCATTGTTCAGACAACATAAGCTCTTTAAATACCTCGTTCATTGCATCACCAACAAACCCTGTAGACATTGTAATACCTTCATTACCTACAACATCTATAACACCTCTTGCGTGTTCTGTTGTTGAATAAGTTCCCGTAGTAGATATAGTTGATGCATTAAATTGATTTCTTTTTACTTGCAGTTCCTCTGTACTTTTTTTGTCAAACCATAAATCTTGTAAAGCACCATACTTGTTTACGAATGTAACTTTTATAGGGTTAAACTTAGGTTCACATATTCTCACTATAGTTACTGTTATGTTTTGTCCTACCACCTTACTTGTGTCTGTTGTATTGAATGAATTATAAAGTATACCTGTTGTACCAAAACTTGGTATAACACCACTTGTGTTTTCTGGAACATACATAGTAGTATTACTCTGTGCTAAACTTAATGTATTCATCGTCTTATTTACTCCCTCGCTAAACTCAGACCAAGAATCAAACCCATCGTGGACATAAGATGTTAAACTACCTATTAATGCATCTGCTGAAGTATAAAATCCAATAGTAGCTATAATGTCTATATATTGAGAGTTTGTACCTGTTGGATATGTACCATCAAATGTTATATCTAAATAGTCTCTTGATAGTTCAGAGATACCCCATAAAGCACCATAAGAAGCATCTACATTCTTTCTTAATGTGTACCTATCAACACCTTCTATATTTAATGTTAAAATAGAATATGCAGCACTACTTGTACTTGTGCTATATATCATATAAGGACTTCGTAGTTTTATATTTGCCATTATCTAAGTCTATCGTTTTTAAGGGTAAATGCTAAAAAGTCTTCAACATCTAAACCATATTTGTCTACTAATTCTTTTGGAAGTTTATCAAATGCTTGTTCAAATGGTTTCGTAAAAAACAAACTTGGTTTAATACCTTCTCTATATATTTTTCTTGCTATTAAAAATCCTATGGTCTGGTAGTTACCTTTTGTGAATCTACCTTTATCATCTCTTAGTCTTATATTTCTAAACTTTGCCCAATCAGCTAAAGGTTTAACAGGTGGCATTTTGTTAGTGTACTTGTATGGTGTATTATACTTCTTGTCTACACCACTTACCCCTTTATCTTGGTAGATACCATAGTCTTCCATTTCAAATTCTAACTTAATAGAATTAGGCATCACCTTAACAGTTCCGTCTAAGCTATCGTAAAGCGATTTAGTGTAGTTTTTATCTCCCTTTGTTAGTCTACTCCTACTTTGTTGTATAACAAAATTTCTAAAGGATATGAGAGCTTGTTGTGTATTAGTTAACTGCATACTGTCATATCGTTTTGTATAAGTACATCAAATGTAGATGTCCACCCTGCTAACTTATTTTCAAATCTATCTACGAATGGTTCACAAGAAACATCACCCTCTATTTGGTATAGGTCAGTATACAGAGTTCCTCTTTGCATTAAATTAACAACTCTTGTTGACAAAGCTAACATAGTATTTAAGACATCTTGTTCGTTGTCATTTCCTACAAATTTATCTGTCGTTTCATCAATGCTAACATCAACTACATCCATAGCCAATATACTGACATTACAAGTTAATACCCTTTCACCAATGCTTACAGAATTTACAATGATATGTGCTAATGGAAATATATTCTGCTTATTCAAATCGACATCATCAAGACCTCCAGATGTAACTGTATTTACAAATGGTTCTGCTTCTAACGTCTCTTTAAGTTTTGTAGTTAGATTATAAAATCCTTTCATTTTCTTTTAATTAAATTTCGCTCCAAGTCTTGCTTCTCTTTTTCAAAAGACAAAAACATTAAGCACTTATGTAATCTCGTGGAAGTGATTTCGTCAAATCTCCTAAGGTCTCCTTGAGCAATCGCATAGATTGACTGATACCACCCCCATTTTTTTCCAAATCCTGCACTTGCTGAGATATTTCCTTGCTCATTAGAACTCTCTGTAAATAACTCTGAGTAAATCTCAGTAATTCGTTGCTTAAACTGTAAAAAAAAAACATAGCACCCATCACAACATCTAATGGTGCTTTCCTCATCGCTTCGTTTATTCTTCCATTGTATGGTTCAATTCCATACTTGTTACTATATCCTACTGTAATAGGTCTGTATAAAACGCTCATAGCTTTGTGCATCTCATCCCATTTACCTAAGTAGTTGTCTAAGTCTATATATTCTCCAAAACTAATATCATCAAGTTTAGGTATGAATCCATACTTAATACCATCTAATGTAAATGTCTTTTTTAATTCAGATTTTTGTGAAAACACATTATCTAAATGTTGTGCTATGTCTTGGACTTGCGAAAACTTAATATTAGCTACATCCTTTAAATCTATTCTACAAAATATCTCTACCATCTTCTGGAGAAGAAAGTTCGTGTTAGCATTATCCTTAGTGTTTAACTTCTCAAATCTTTGATACTGTTCTAAAGTAATTTCAGATAAATCTTCTGGTATGTATACTTCTAACTTCATATTTAAACAATAACTATTTTTAAAAATTGTATAAAAAAAAAGGGGAACATTTCTGCTCCCCAATCAACTAAACTAACTATATATAAAACACTAAACTAAACTTGCTGCCAAATGCCTGTACAATTCTTCTATCTTGTTTTCAAGCTCGGCACTATTCTGCTTGTAGGTTTTCGACCCCCATTGTTTTTGACCATTGTGGTCAATGTACAACCGAACATCCTTACCCACATAACCACCCTTGTGTAGTGGTTTCTGGACTACGTATATGTCATTATCCCAACACAACTTCTTTACCTCGTGGTACTTCAAATATACTGTCATCATATCGTAAGTATTTTGAGTCTTCTGTTGTACTTTCTCATAAGAGATACCTTAAAACGCATTTTAGATAGGTAAAAATGTTCTTTTGTGCTATTTGGGTCTGTACCCTCTATAAGCCTACATAACGTAGAAATTTCGTTGTTTAAATCTGTTATAAGACCTAATACGAATCTAATGTGTCTTCTCTTTCTCATATTGAATCTACTAAAGCTGATAATAAAATAAAGATACACATTACAATAAATGTAACTGCGTAGAACGACACTAAATAGTAGATGTTGTTAGGTGATTTTTTAAGAAATTCTTTCATTTTTTTGTTTGTTTTTTGCTAAACTATAAAACTTTTCTAAAATACACAACTAATAAATAAAATATTCTCCTTTGTTTGGATTCTCTAACTCCATCATTAAAGCATAACGCATAGCATCAATGCAATGGTCTGCACCCTGTGGTTTTTGTAATTGGTTTCCTTCCTTGTCTTTCATCCATACATAACCTTGTAGTTCTTTTATTAGATTCTTGCTTCTTGCAGTTACATATACTTTATTCTGATTAATCAAATTAATTCCGTATACAATACTATCCCTTCCCTTTGTCACAGGATAGACTTGGTGTCCATAACTATTAAGTTCAGCTATTGATTTTGGTTCAGCACTATCTGCGTAAATAGTCTCTGTTATGTCTTGTTGTTTCAAAAGTCTACTTATGTCAGAATTAAGTAAACCTTTGTTGTAGATGACCTCATCAAATACATAACCATCATTCCATTTATACAGTCTAATGTATGTAGATGGGTCAACACTATAACCAAAGTCCATTCCTCCACATAGTATACGAGCTTCAACAGGTACAGAATCTATCTCTTTCCAATCTGGAATACATACACCTTCTAAACTACCTACTTGACCAAGACCATATACCTTCCACCAATTTGCCCAATAAGTAGAAGTCTTTGCTTTATCTCTTGCTTTCTCTATCTCGTCTATGATACTTTGTGGTAAAGAGTTGTTGTCCTTATATGTTAACGTGATAAAGTCAGTTCCTTTTGTTCCCTTTAGCTCCTTGTCCACCCAAAACAACATAGAGGGATTATAATCAAGCCAAACAGTTCCAGAAGTCCTAACTACTAACTGTTGGTAAGAATCGAAAGAAACATTATTACATTCGTTAATATATAGGTCTGTCCTCCTTGCACCTCTTAATTTGTCAGGTTGGTCTGTAGAGAAAAACTCTATATAACTTCCGTTGGTAAATTCGTATTTTAATGTGCTTCTATTGTACTTACTTTCTTTGTACCTATTAAGACTCTTGAGAAGAGATAAGAAGTCTTTTAAAGCACCTCTACGAAGATGTGGGATAGATTCTGATACTACACTAATTTCCTTATTAGGATTTCTAATAGCA